ATGATTATACCAACTACAAAGCAGTATTTAAGGGTTCCAGCGAAACTTCGGAAGGAGGTTTTGAAGAAGTACAAGATCAGTGGCGTCGCATTATGGAAGATAGTACATCTCAGAATCAATTCTAAAAAGGCAATCGAGATAAGAGCTTATATCGAGCAGAACGGTGGTGTTTGGGTGTTGGAGACCGTTATTAACCAGCAAGAAGTAGAGAAAAGCGAATAGAGTTAACATCAGCCCAGTCGCCTACTACTTTACCAGGAATATGTGTTAAACAATATTGTATTGGATAGGCATTCTAACGGAGGAATCCGTGGCTGGGCTCTAATTTTTAAAGCGAACAATGGGAGAGTTCAAAGACAGACATAATCTTAAGAGCATAAGGCAAGATTTCAAAAAACAGGGAGTGTTCTATACTGACTCCAGGCTTGCAGTTATGCTTAGAGACATCGTAAATCCAGCGAATGAGGTATATGATCCGACATGTGGAAGCGGTAACCTTCTGGCTGTGTTTCCTGACACCATAAGGAAATATGGACAGGAGTTGGATTATAAACAAGCAGAAATAGCACAGAAACGTTTAACAAATGCTTACATCGTAGGCGGCAATACTCTTACTGATCCATATTGGCCTAATTGTAAATTCCAATCGATAGTAGCGAATTATCCGTTTTCCATACCATGGGAGCCAGATAAAGTCAAAGCGGATGATCCTAGATTTAAGGATGCGCCGTGCCTGCCTCCACCATCCAAAGCTGACTTCGCTTTCTTGATGCATATAATCTATGTGCTTGCCAATCCAGGCACAGCTGCCGTTTTGAATTTCCCTGGAATCCTCTACAGAGGCCAGAGGGAAGGCAAGATAAGAAGATGGATCGTGGAGAAAAGAATCATTGAAAGCGTAACGCTGATAGAGGGCGGCTATTTCGCCGATACTTCTATAGCCACAGCTCTTATTGTATTCAAAAAGGATTTTTATCCGATTGACAATATTCGGTTCTGCGACCATCAGACCGGCAAAGAAATCACTGTCTCGGTTGAAAGGGTGCTGGCAAATGATGCCAACCTTACACCTTCATCATACATTCCATCGGAGACCAAACCGGGGATGACATTAGCAGAGGTACGGCAACTTGCAATAGAGGCTCATGAGCGCATGAGTAAGCATATTCTAGCAGATCTGAACTTTGAGGCAGGCCTTCAGGGAATAGATCCGGAAAAATACAATGCAATAGAATATGCTGATGAACTTATCCGAGCTATCGAAGAGTGGAAAATAAAATACAGAAATGGAGATGGAGAGGGGAAAGGCTGATTGGTTCACGATTATAAAGACAGCAGCTGTGATGCTGATAATCGCTGGGCTATTACTACTAGCATATTCAAACACTCTAAACTATTAAGGAAATGTACAAAGGAAGAGATACAAAAAGATGCCCAAAATGTGGCAGAATTCTGCCTAGAACAGAAGAATATTATTACAGGAACAAATGGGGCTACATCTATGGTTACTGTAGAGAATGCGAGAATACACGGACTAGAGAGAACAAGCGTGCGGCTCAGGCAAGTAGCGGCATTCAAGAGATCACTCAGAGAGAGAAAGGCAATCAAAAACACTGTAGAGATATGAAAGCTAACGACAATCCAAACGAGGCATCCAGAGGATCACAGTGTAAGCGAATACTGGATTATCTCAAAGAGGGTAATTCAATAACGCCTATGAAAGCGCTCAAAATGTTCGGCACGTTTCGCCTTGGAGCTAGAATCGCTGATCTGAAAGACAAGGGCTGGGATATCACTACCACGATGATACGTGACGAACAAACAGGTAAGCGTTACGCTTCATATAAGATAACGCCAGGGTCGGAAATTCCATTATTCGGAGAGATATGACAAATAAATATAAAATATTCATCAGCGGCCCTATTACAGGGCTAGATCCTAAGAAGGCGAGAAAAGCTTTCGACAATATGGAGGAAAAACTGAGAGCTTTCGGCTTTGAGCCGGTGAACCCTTATACAATCCCTTACCAGAATCAGTGTCACACATGGGCTGAATATGTAATCAACGGCTTGGAACAGCTTCAATACTGTGACGGACTGATTCAGCTTAAAGGCTGGAACGAGAGTCTGGGCTGCCATACAGAGCTAGATTTCGCACTGGGAGCCAACATACAGATCTTCCAATACTGGGATGTTGACACGCCGCTCCAGCGAAAGTGGATGCTTCAGAGGATGGATGAAGTGAGAGCTGCTAAAATGGCGATCCAGTAAGACGATATAAAAACGCAGTGATGCGATTCTCCACGGTGCTAGCAAGGTGCCAAAAATCATAGGTAAGAGCTTATTCATAGAAACAAAATTGAAATAGTGGTTCGATTCCACGCCGTGGAGCTAAAATTCTTAAAAACAGGGAAGAAATGGAAAAAGGAATTAACAGAATTACAGGCGGCGCATGGCTGCTGTTTGCGGCATTCATAGCAATTGCATTGCTGATCAATGCCATTAACGCAATATTCGGAAATGCTGAATTCGCATGGTGGCATTTGCCAACACTTGCATTGGGATGGTGGCTGGCCAGATCATTCTCAGAGGGCCAGTCTGACGTTCTGCTGAGAGCAGCACAAATGAGATTCAGGAATCTTCTAAAACGAATCTGACATGAGAGTTGAGTTATCGTCTGCCAGAACCATAAGGCAGGCAGAAAAGCAATTTCCATGGTCTGTTAAAATAGTAAAGGTCAAAGGCGGCTGGCTCTGCTTTGAGTCATACAATGATTTCCTGCTGTGGAATACTCGTAAACAAGGGAGGGAAAATGATAAGTAAAGATGATATATTTCTTGCCACAGAGCAGGGCAAGGCAATTATAACCTATTACTATCCTCAAAGCAGCTCATGCTTCGTCGATGGTGCGCATAAGAATTTCAGAGTAAGGAGCGACGATAAGCATCCTTCCTGCACCGTTTTCAAGAACAAGGAAGGAATATGGATGATTCAGGATAAAGGAGGCAGCGACACTAAGGCACGCACTGGCATTCAGTTGGTGATGGAGAATGAGCATCTCTCATTTCCGCAGGCCATTGACTGGATAGCGGCCAAATTCGCTCCGGAATTGCTAGAAAGAGACCGGCAGGGTTGGACGGTTCCGACAAAGGTACAGCCAGACATCACGGGGGTTGCGCCACAGGATGAGATAACCGTGTGCATACGGCCATCCGGCGAATTCACGGCAGCGGAACTTGACAGGCTAGGCTATCAGATAACGGCTGAGCTTTGCAAGGATTTCTGCCTTAAACCAGTCGATTACTATATCACAAAGCGCAATGCCAAAGGCAAAAGCTATAAGATAGCAAGCAGCGAAAACTATCCAATTTACTTCTATGATTATGGCACATACGGCAAGATATATCAGCCTCTGGGAGATATACGCTTTCTCTGGACTGGCAACAAGCCTAGCAATTTACTATCCGGTGAAGTGGAATTCATGCATCGTCTCGAAGCTGTTAAGAACCACACGTGGAGTGCCACGAAAGTTGTTAAATCCGTCGACGATGAAGGCAAGGAAGTAGAGAATCAGGAATCGCTGATATGGGATAAGCTCATTATCTGTTCCGGCCCTTCTGATGCGCTGAACGTCCATAACGCAGGATATCACGTATGCTGGCCGAATTCCGAGACTGCACAGCTCAAGGAATACGATTTCGCACAACTGCATGAGTTTGCAAAGGATATCTATCTCCTATATGATATTGATGATACCGGCCTGGCGAATATGCTTAAGATTGGGCTGTCTTTCCTGGATGTGAAGCTGATATTCTTGCCAAAAGAATTGCGTCAGCTGAAAACCAAGAGAGGCGGCCAGTGCAAGGACGCAAAGGATTTCTTCGTGTATTTCCGGAAGCCGGAATGCCAGGATCCCATAAGGCTATTCAATCAGCTGGTGAAGCTCTCAGGCTCATTGAAGTTCTGGAGCGTGAAGTATGATAAGACTGGCCGTGTGACCGGCTATGACATCAATAATGAACAGATGTATGCGTTTCTCCAGGCATCCGGATACCATCGGATTGCCACGTCGACGAACAAGCAGGGCTACACTTTCTGCAGGGTTCTTGACAATGTGGTGACGCTCATCGACGAGGATGCGATTTCTGCGGTATGCTCCGATTATTTGCTGGAATATCTCCGTGTGCACGCCCAATATTATAACCAGGCTCTGGCCAATGCAATACATAGGAGCAAGCAGCTCTCCAAGGCGTCGCTGGAGAAACTCACATTGATAGAGCCTAATTTCAGCGCCTTCGATAGGAATTCCAATTATTTTTTCTTCAAGAACGGCATATTCCGTGTCTCTAAGGATGGTATTGAGAAGGTGCGGCCAGGCGATTGCCCATACATGGTCTATTCAAGCAAGATCATCCAGCACGACTTTATTCCGGAAGATCAGTATTTCGATATAGACAAGTCTCCGGAATTTCTTTCGAAGCTCTCTGAGCTTTCCGCTCTCACCCCCTTAACCCCTAATTATTTAGCAAAAAAGCAACAAGTTGACACTATGGGTGATGAAAGGCGCTGGAAAGTCGACATCAAGCGAGCTGACTGCACTTTCATGCAATTCGTTTATGATACAGGCCGGAACTACTGGCGTAAGGAAGAGGCCGGAAAGACACTGACCAATGCCGAGAAAGCGGAGACCGATCTGAATTTCATTTCCAAATCCCTGGCTCTAGGCTATCTGCTTGATAAATACAAGAATGCAGGTCAACCTTACGCCGTTTATGCGATGGAAATGGAGCAAGGAGATGAAGGTGAGCATCTGGGAGGCACCGGCAAATCACTTTTCTTCAGCGCCATCGAGCAATTGAGAAAGCAGGTCTATATCGATGCCCAGATGATGGAGGATGACAAAATGCAGTTCTTGCTCCAGGGAGTGGAGAGAGGCGTAACAGATACCGTGTTCATGGATGACTTGAATAACCGCATAAATCTTCATCGCTTCATGAACCTGATCACCGGAAAGATGGTAGTCAATGTCAAGCATGCACCAGCATTCACTTTGGATTATGCTGAAAGCCCGAAAATCGCATTCACCTCCAACCATGCTATCAGAGATTTCGACGATTCACTTAACCGCCGTATTTGGTTCGCAGCATTCAGTGACTATTACCATTCAGAATCGAAAATCAAAGGACTGAAAGAGAGGTCGCCTTACCAGAAATTCCATAAGAATCTCATCCAGGACTACACCGAAGAGGAATTCAACCACTTTTTCAACTTCATGCTGAACTGTCTCCAACAATGGAAGAAGATCGGAGAGAGAATCCAGCCTCCGATGACTCAAATCTTACAGCGCACATTGCAGAAAGAGATGGGCGATGACTTCCTCTGGTGGGCCGAAGATTACTTCTACGATCAGCACATTAATGTACTTGTGGATAAGCAGGAAGCGTTCGACGATTATCGCAAGACTCTGAGCAAGGCGGCCTCGGAATTGATGAAGGCCCAGACGTTCAAAAGAAAGGTGCAGACATATTGCATCTACAAGGACTGGGTTTTCAATCCGCCTGTGTTGTTGCTTTCACCAACTGAAAAAAAGAGAAACGACATCCATATTAAGCGAAACAACATAGACCGCTATTATTTCTACATCGACACGACTCATTCCGACGAGCTGCCAGTGGCGATGATCTTAGGCATAGAGACTCCGGATAATCAAGATAAAAATAATGATGCAGTTCCGTTCTTGTAAACTGGTCAAAAGGTCGAATCCTGACTCTGTTTCAGTGTCAAAAATAGCCATTTTGAACTGACTTTTAGGGCTCCGGCTTTTCTGCAATAAACGCAAACCCCAATGGAATGCGTTTTTTTAAGGGTTTCGTAACGATATTTTTTGCGATGAAATAATCTACAAAATCATTGACACTTTGACACTGCCTCTATAAAGAAGTAATATTCAAATAGTTAACGGTGTCAGCTTTAGAAAAAAAGAGTAAAAAAGAACAGTAAAAGTTGACACTAAAAAGCGGTGTCAACTTGGCCATAAAAATTTAATAGATTGAATATGAATACTTTACCTAAAAATCAGCATTTCCGGTGGCAACTTGTTTTTTTGAAAGTTGACACTCTGAAACTTATTGAAACTCATAGCATTATAGCGGTGTCAACTTCACGGTGGCAACTTTTTCAGACTTTTTACCTTGTATAAAAATTTTTTATCATGGAAACGAAACCAATCAAGCTCGAAATTGGGCAATATGCCTTCGGACGGCACTTCGATGTTTGGTGCTATCAATCCGTTCCGGAAGGGATGAGGCTAGCCGAGGTCTCTGATCTGGTACCAGGCCGGATGGTGCTTTATAAAGTGCGCATCGGCCCTGATGCCGGAAGCTATTACACCAGCGTGGTCACTGCAAAGAACCACTGGGTATTCCTCTATGATGTGGCTCATGACTGGCCTGTGTATGTCAAAAACTAACGAATCAATCTAACTTATATTTGCCGTGATGAACGATTATTACAATACTGTTGATGTAAAGGTCGGCTCAGCTATACGCCAATGGGTGATTTACACCTATGGCTCTGACACTATCCGTCTATCGAAAGGGCAGAATCTCTGGGCAATTGTAAAGCAGAACTTGGAGCTGCTGCCTCAAGACTACAAGATCCTCTCAGACCGGAGCGAGTACATATCCATTGTGCTGCTGGCCACCAGAGGAAACAGGGAGCCGATCTTCAACTATCCATCTGACAGGATGCTTCATCTGAATGAGCTTTATCGGTGCTACATATCTCCGGCAGGCCAGAATGCTATCAAGCGTTACCTGGAAAACCAGTTCAGGCATTCGTTCACAATATACATGATAGGCAGGCAGAGTGAGAGTGGCGGTAAGATAAAGATTCAGGCTGCCATATCGGATTTCCTTCAGGATTTCGGACTGGACGTGACTGCGAAGAGACTCAGCACGCTCTCGAAATTCTGGTACAGATTCCGAGTAAAATTTCCGGATAAATATCCCATGCCTATATTTTTTTGAGTCATGTTACTGTCTTGTTTTTTACGCTGAAAATTAATCAATTATGAAACTTGGAATCAGGTCACTTAAGTATGTTCCACTGTCGAAAGTCAACGACTATTCGGCCTTGCCTTCTGGAAGCTCACTCCCAATGAGCAATTATTTCTCAGAAGATCCTGTGGAGATGCCTTTCACACCGGAAACGGCGGATTTATCAGAAGAATGGCACTACGATGAGAACGGCAAGTATTCAGAATTCAGTTTTTCCGGATCTGTGCGCACTGATAAAGAGACGCATCGCAGCCTGCTGGAGAATCTTGCAGGGAAAAAGGCTGTTTTCGTGATAGAATCCATCGAGGGCACAGTATATATAATAGGCTCCAGGGATTTCGTGCCGACGTTCACTTTCACCGACATTCTCTCCGGCCAGTCATCATCTGAATTCACGATAAAAATAGAGAACAGGAGCCTCCACGGAGTGCTTTTCGCTTCTGCTTAATGTCGCAAAGACGCTAAATGCACTTATATATCTTTGCTCGAAACGAAAGAAATGATAATTTCTAATTTCACTCGTAATCTGAGAGGGCCTTGGATGATGCACCCAGAACAGGCATCTGTTATGCTGCCTGTGCTAAAGGGCATTCTGCAAGGCTACATCACTGAGCTTGACAAAGCTCCAGAGCCTAAGACCATCCGGCTCTCGCAGAGCGGATCGGCTATTGACAGAAAAAAGGGCACATCGAATCTTATATATGTGACGCACCTGGTTGGTACGATGCTCAAATATGATGACTGCGAGGCGCCTGGCACCCAGAAGATAGCAAGAGGCCTGCTTGATGCAGACGCTAATCCGGACGTGATAGGCCATATAATCATAGCTGATTCCGGTGGCGGCAGCTCTGACTCAGTAGCTCCGTTGGCAGATGCCATCTCGAAGCTCACCAAGCCTTGCATCGCTTATGTCGATGGAATGGCAGCCTCTGCCTGTATGTATGCTATTTCATACTGCGCCAGTATAATGGCATCCAACGACATGGATAGAATCGGCTGCATTGGAACTCTAGTGGAGATCTCCGGCTATCCTCAGTTTGTCAAACAGGACGATGGGCTGGTTTATGCCAGGATATATGCGGATCAGTCAGGCGAAAAGAACCTGGACTATGAGGAAGCGCTGAAAGGCAATGCGAAGCTCATAAAGGAGAATGTGCTGAATCCTATCACTAAACGCTTCCAGGAAGATGTGAAGGCGAACCGGCCGCAAGTCAAGGATGAGCAGCTGCACGGTGCCACCTATTTCGCAAAGGATGTATGCGGCTCTCTTATAGATTCAATAGGCTCTTTCGAGGATGCCGTGAATGAGGTTGTGAGCCTTGCCAGCAAGAGACAAGAGAGCAATGATGGAAATCAACAAAATTCATTCGATATGAAGAATATTTACGTTAATCTTGCCCTGATCGCATCAATGGCTGATCAGGTCTATGCAGAGGATGGTTCAACCACCCTCCAGCCAAATCAGCTGGCTGACATTGAGGCGGCGTTGGAAGCCGGTGTACAAAACCTCAATCAGCTTCAGCAAAGCAGAGAGGAACTTGCTTCCATTAAAGCCCAGCTCGCAGAGTTGCAGAAAGCAAATGAGACTCTGACCGCCGACAATGCTAAACTCCAGGAATCTCTTGACGCTGCCATTGCCAGGGCAAATGCGAATGCAGATGAGGATGACTTGAAGGTAAGGAAGAATGCCGTTGCGACCGAAGATGAGTTCAAAGGCGCTCAAACTTACGAAGAGGCAGACGCAATATGCAGGGACTTTCTCAAAAACAGAATCTAATATCTCTTAGAATATGGATCTTTCAGAACTTTTGGTAAACAGTGGAGCCAGGTATCGCAAGGAAATCCTGCACATGCCGGTTGTGGCTCTTGACAAGATTCTGCAGCACATGACTCTGAGACCTGGAATCGCAGGTTCTGAGACCGTCGGAGCTGTAGCGTCTAAGGCAGAAATCCGCCCTTACAAGGAAGGCAAGAACGCTACTGACACCAGCAGCGTCATTGCACGCACCCTTACGACTTATCTGGGCGATGTAGTAGAGGAATTCGATCCTTACAAGCTCTTCACGACTGTGTATGGTGAGCAATTCATGAACCAGCTGACTCAGCGCACCAACGCACAGATCGTAAGAGATCTGTCATTGCAGATGTCGCTGACTTGCTCAAAGAAACTTGGGAAGGCTCTCTTCGCTGCAAAACGCAACGATGCTGGAACCACCACCAAGGATCTCTTCAACGGCTTTGACACCATCGCCGCCAAAGAGGTTACAGACAGAAAGATGTCGGCGGCTATCGGCAACTACAAGGAAGTAGAAGCCATCACCGAGGCTAACGCAGGCGATATCCTGTTCTCTCTCTATGATGCCGCATCCGAGGAACTTCAGGACGCATCCGGATTGAAGCTCTTCATGCCTAAGTCAGTGAAGAACGCCTATGACAAATGGGCTCTGGCCAACTTTGGCGCTGCTGTATATAACACTTCATACAACAAATCCATCCTGCACGGCACGGATGACAATCCTGTTGAGCTTGTTGGCACCAGCTGCATGAAGGATTCCAATTACATCTATCTGACCACCAAGAGCAACATGCTGGTCGGCTGCGATCAGGCTAGCTCCATGGAGAGGGTTTCCATCCGTGTTCCTGATAACCCTAAAGCGGTGCAGTTCTTCATGTGCCTGTTCTGGGGTGTCGAGTTCCAGATGATCGAGCCTGAGTTCCTGATGGTCGGCAAAGTAACGACTGCTTAGTTATGGAACTTGGTAATCTAGATTTCAATATCGGCTCCGTCAACCCCAGTGGGGTTGGCGAGACCGTCTACCGTATTCGCAAGAGGCTGATTTCAACGTGGCCGACTATTGTCGATGATCCTGATAAGGCCGACAGTACGGCGGTAGTTACGGATTTGAGCAAATATAAGGGTGATTTTGCCCTTGCTTCAGGCGCTTTCTGGGATAAGATCTATTCTACTCAGGGCAAGGCGCAGCTCACATTTGAGGCGACCGGTGAGACTGACTGCAAGATGTACACGAATCATCTTATCGCCTCTTTCCCTGACATGACCGCTGAGGCTCTGGCCTTCTCCAAGGCCGCTGCCAATGATGATTATGTCTATGTAGCTAAGTCAGCAGGCCGCTGGCATGTGATCGGATCTCCGGACTATCGCTCCGTCACTCAGCCTGCCGGTGACTCAGGCACAACCGCCGGATCAGCAAAGGGCATCACGTTCACTGTCGATTGCCCGGATGTAACTCCGCTTCCTCTCTATGAAGGCAAGATCGTTCTTAAGGACGGTACTATTGACCTTTCGACCGGAGAGTTCACGGCGAAAAGTGGTGAATAATGGTTAGTGAGATTTCTCTATATCTTAAGAGTGCGAATCCTTCCTTTGAAGAGGGCTTCGAACTCTTTTGCAAATACTCTCACAACCGGAATCTCATCGACTGGATCAACCGCCGGAATGATAAGGCGACTTTGCTCTACCAATTGAAGAAGCTGAATAATCTTCTTTCAGATGGAGCACCAATCAACACAGTAGCGACTAGGCTCATCAGACAGCCAAAGCCGACCGCAAAGATTGAGAAAACGGCTGCTAAGTCTGAAGCTCCGAAAGTTACCTTCAAAACGTATGATGACCGCCGCACGAAGAGATCTGACCTCTCACCAGAGATGCAGAAAGTCTATGATGATGTAGCCTCTGAATATTCGGTGCGTCGTGGCTATCATGAGAAAATGAAGATGGCCAAGACCGATGCTGACAGACAGGCATTCAGGGCTAAAATCCTGGAGAGTGAAGAACGGATTAAGTCCGGTTGGGCAAGGATAGATGCCGGGCTTGCCGAAAATGAGAGCAAGAAGGTTACTGATGATTTCAAGGAATCGACTTGCCGCTCATACATCTCTAAAGCGCTCAAATCGAAGAACGTGACCGATGATCTTAAGATCAAGGTGCATGCGAGACTGACTGCCTTGCAGGAACACGGCTGCGAGATAAGTGCCAACACCATGAAAGCCCTAAATAAGAAAGGTTTCATTTAGTGCTAATTGCATTTTGTCCTATATAGCCAGCGGAAGCTGGCTATTTTTGTATAAAAGAGTGAGTTATGGCTAATATTGATAAGATAATCCCATTTTTCATCCATTGGGAGTCTGGCCTACCGGAACGGTATCAGATCTATTCTCCGGAACACCAGTTCGAGGCGGCCAGAACGAGGGCCTTTGCCGATGATCCTGATGATGCCGGTGGCGCAACGCTGTGCGGCGTGACAATCGACACTTATAGGCGCTACAGGCTTAACGTGAAGGGTATAAGATACACGTCTGTGTATGATCTTAAAAGGATGCCTTACGCTGACTGGAAGGATATTCTTAGGCGGTATTACTGGAACCGCTGGCAGGCTGATGGCATTCAGAACGAGTCTTTTGCTCTCATCCTGGTTGACTGGGTTTGGGGTTCCGGCAAATATGGGATAACCATTCCTCAGAGATTACTGGGAATCACTGTTGATGGGATTGTCGGCCCTCAGACTCTATCAGCGCTGAACAAGAGGCTGAATGAGGCTTTCTTCAATGAGATTAAGAAAGCCAGGAAAGACTATTTCGAGCAGATCTGCATACGTAGGCCACAGAACAGGAAATTCTTGCGTGGCTGGATGCGGAGACTCGATGCTATAAACTTTGAGCCGTGAGTGATGACAATAACTATACGCTCCTGACCGATGAGGATCTTGATACTCTGGAGACTTATGCGAGCCTGAAATACTCGCTATATGAGATATCGCTGATGATGGATCTTGATGTTGATGAGCTGCGCCAGCGGATGATGAATAAGAATGATCCGATTTTCAGGCGTTATACAGCCGGGAAGCTCAAGTCTGAGCTAAAATTCCGCATGGCCGTTCTGAAAAAAGCCGAATCCGGTGAACAATGGGCCGTTCAACAGCTGGAAGAATGGAAGATGAAACAAACAGAGGATGAATTAGGATGCCATGAATAAAAGAGATCTTACAGACAGAATTTCCGACGCACTGGAAGGGAAAAAGGTTGACAAAGCTTTTCTTAAAGACACTGATATTGTGCGCCTAAAAAGATTAAAGGCTGCGCAGGCTTACAGGCTAGAGCACCCTGCCATAACGATAATCCAGCTCCGTAATTTTCTTACGACACAGTTTGACATAACCATTCAGCAGGCCTATAATGACATAAGTCTGCTGAATGCCACATTCGGCAATCTCACAACAGCTGAGAAAAACTACCAGAGATATACTGCCAACCATCTCATCCGGCTTGGCGTGGCAGCTGCTTTGGCCGGTGACTATCGCAAGTCCAAAGCCCTTAAAGGCCTGGCTGACTCGCTGGTGAAGGCCAACAATCTGAAAGATGAGGAAGGTGAGCAGATGCCTTGGGATGAGATTATTCCGAAAGATGAGTCTTTCAGTATAGATCCTGAAGTCATCGGCATCAAGAAGGTGCCGAATATAAAGGAAAAGGCAGAAAAGCTATTGAGGCAGTACACTAACGAAATCGACAATCCTGATGAGCAATGACAGTCAGCTGACATATCTTAACAAGGCACAACAGGAGGCTCTTGCTATTGCAGCCAACACTGAGGTGGACATCTGCGGTCGACGTTTCGGGAAGAGCTTTGGAATCGTTTCCAGGCGAATTAAGCGGAACGTCCAGTTCATGCCAGGCTCAACCGGAGGCTTCATCTGTTCCAGCTTCAAGCAGGCACATACACGCACGCTGCCTGCTGCCTTATCCGGCCTTAAGGAAGCCGGATTCATTGAGGGGCTTCATTACGTTATCGGTAAGAGGCCGCCGGCGAAGCTTGGATTCAAGAAGCCTCTTGTTCCGGTCAGCGATTACGATAATGTGGTTTCCTTCTATAACGGCACAATCATGCTGATTGTGAGCCAGGATGTGAAGATGAGTTCCAACTCAGTCACCTTTGACTGGATAGTAGCTGATGAAGCCAAAGGCCTTGATTTCGATAAGCTAAAGAATGAGACTTTTCCTGCCAACGGAGGCACGATGCGCTATTTCTCTGACTGTCCGTGGCATCACTCCATGCTTTTCGTGAGCGATATGCCGGTGCTTAAGTCTGCCAGGTGGCTGCTTAATTACCGTGAGAAAGCCACTCCGGAGATTATTGAAACTATCAAGGGCCTGCTATGGAAACGCTGGGAGCTGATACATCTGCCGCCTTCTACACGGCGCAAGATAGACATACGGAATATTGAGCACATGATCAACCAGTTCCGGCGTATAGCTGTGTTCTATAGGGAATGGAGTACATTCGAGAATATAGATGTGGTTGGCCTGGATTATATCAAGCAGATGAAGCGAGACCTGCCGCCTCTGACATTCCAGACTTCCATCCTTTCAAAGCGCATTGAGCGTTTGTCGGATGGCTTCTATCCTAATTTCCGTGAGTCGCTGCATACCTATATAGCCAACAACAACGCTCCATTGGAGAGCGATGACTATTCCGCTGATAAAGACTATGGCTGCCAGCTGGATGCCGACGTGGATCTTAAGGCACCTATCAGCATCGCCTTTGACTATAACGCCAATATCAACTGGCTGGTGGCAGGCCAGAAAGATGGCGGCACCCTGAAGATTCTGAAGTCCTTCTATGTAAAATACACCAGAAAACTGAGGGAGCTCATCGATGACTTCTGCCAGTATTATCGCAGCCACATCACCAAAGAGGTTGTGTTCTATTATGACTCCACGGCTCTGGGCTCCAACTATGCCGTAAGCTCTGATGACTTCCGGTCTGTAGTTATTGAAGAATTCGAGAAACACGGATGGAAGATAGAAGGTAAGTTCATCGGTAGGCCGATGGCTCACAACCTGAAGTATTCCATTATCAACGACGGATTCAAGGGAGCGAAGCATCTGATGCCGATGTTCAATAAGGAGAATAACGAGGCGCTGCTTGTTGCCATATCTCTCGCTGAGGTAGTTGTTACTCCTACTGGATTTCATAAGCAGAAAGGCGGCGAAAAGCTTGCCGAAAGTGAAGATGATCCTCTGGAGTGGAGGACTGATGGGACTGACGCTTTCGATACTCTTTATCTTGGGAATGTACTTTATCCATACTTCGTCAACGGTGCTGGGATAGGCTCCGCTCTCTGATTCTCTTACTTATATACTTCCCTGTTCGTTCCGATCCCTGTGCCGCTCAGTTGGCATGGGGATTTTTCGTTCTAAAGCTTTCCAATTCTCTGAAAATTGGAAAGCATATTACGCAGAAACGAGTCGAAAATTGCCAAAGGTTCGAGAGGGCAAGGCTGGGGATGCGGAAGGAAAGTCTGTTTGCCCTTTCCGGTTTTTGAAAGTTCATCTGCCTGAAAGCCAAAAATTTAATATGCTTTCGCTTTTTAATCCAAAACCGCTCTTTTGTCCTAATCGCAAGTGCCTCGCAATGGTATATTCGCACAAACGGAAAATTATGATCAGTTGTAACAAAATAGCTGACATCGCACGCATGAAACGTGAGATATCCATCAAGTGGGTGGCCGCCGACGGAACTATTATATCCGTTGATAAGGCTATTCCCACATCATTCCACGGCAATGGTGAGACTTTCAATATTATGATCCTGCCTTCCAGGGAGGTGAGGAAAGTCAACAGGTTCACGGTTACAGAAATCAACGGAGAGGAGGTAGTCTTATGAGCACTAACGCAGGCATCCAGGTAATAGACGGAGTTACATTGTTTCCGGATTTGCAGACAATCCTGATGACCGACAGCGCCTCTGCGCCTGAGTTCAGGGAAGATTATGAGCTTGAGCCAATATCGCTGGGTAAATATAAGATCATGCCGTGGGGCCCTGACAATCTGCTGCCGTACCATCTGTTGAGCAGGGTGGCGGCCAACGATATCGTCGGAGCAAACCTGAAATTCAATATCTCCACATGCTTCGGACTGGGCCCGAAACTCATCCGTGTGCTAGCCAGGAAGAACGGCAAGGTCACGGACTATGAGGAAGTGACCGAGGGCAAGGAGCATGACTGGTTCGAGCGGAATGATATTGCGATGTTCATGCAGCAGCAGCTCACGGATATGAATTATTTCTATAATTCATTCTCAGAGATGCACATGGCCAATGGCGTGATAGACACCATCAGGCATCGTGAGGCAGTCTATTCCAGATGGAGTGAGATGGACACCAAAGGCTCCATTAACAAGCACTATTATGCCGACTGGAATGACAGTCCGACTTCTAAAGATATCATCGCTAGGGATGTGGTTGATGAGTTCGATCCTATCAACTACATGACCATGTATAAGGGCAAGAAGGACGCCAGGCTGATATTCCCATCCTATATGCCATCTCCAGGGAGGCCTTATTACTCCAGGCCGGAATGGTACTCAATCTTCAATTCAGGATGGTATGACCACAGCTGCATGGTTCCGAAACTGAAGAAATCCATTCTTCAGAATCAGCTGGGCGTGAAGTATATTATCTATGTGGCTCAGGAATATTTCGACGATATATGCCGCAAGGAAGGCATTGATAAGAATGACCTGAAAGCATATAGGGATAGAATCGAGAAAGAAAAACAGGCATTCGCCGATTTCCTCTCCGGAGAGAAAAACGCCAGCAAGACCATCATGACCATAAAGCAGATGATTCCGACCGCCAACGGATCTACGGAGCAGAAATGGATTGAGATAGTGCCGGTGAAGAATGACCTGACCGGGAATGAGTATATCGATGACACCGAGAGCACGGCCAATATCATCTGCTATGCGATGGGAGTGCACAGCGCATTGATCGGAGCGACACCGGGCAAAAATGCCAGTACAATCTCCGGCTCTAACGCAAGGGAGCTGTTCCTGATGAAGCAGGCGCTGATGAAGCCAATTGTTGACCGGTGCTTGCGGCCTCTCAAAGTGGTGAAGGAATTCAACGGATGGGATAAGGACGTAATGATCACCATCCCTGAATATATCTTCACAACGCTTGATCAGAATAAATCAGGGAAGCAGGAATCAACTAACACCAACGTATAGCCATGATAGTAACAGATATAGATGAGATGAGGCAATTTCTGCCTACAATCAATATGAAGGGCTCACCGTCCATCTTCGATGATGCGCTCTCATCGGCACAGCAGGATCTGTCGGAGAATATTCTTGGCACTGACCTGGAAGAGAGGATTGAGCAACGTAATGAGGATGATGCGAAGCTCTTGCATATGTGCCAGCGGATAATCTCCATCAGCGCATTCGTCTCATCGATGCATGAGATGGATCTTGTGCTAACAGATGCCGGTTTTGCAGTAATCAACAGCGAGGATTTCGCACCGGCATCGAAAGAGAGGGTGGCTAATCTCAAGGCCTCACTACAGACGAAGCTTGACGCAGAGCTTGACAGACTGGTTTCGTACTTGATGAATAGCGGCACTTGCGATGACTGGAGAGGCACGGAGCAATTCGGCAGATTGTCAGACGGCCTATTCCTGACTTACTCTGATCTTCGTGATCTGGCCGTTTATAACTCAAAGACCATGGATCTCTATCCTAAGTCATGGAGGGATTTTCTGAGGCTTAATGCGGCGCTGAATGTCGCTCTGATGACCGATGCGGCCAAATATATCTCGAAAGAGTTTGCTGAGGCTTTGATTGAGAAAATCCGTGATAAAGAGACTCTCTTGCCAGAAGAGACGGCAGCCATGAAGCTTATCAAGATCTCCATTGCCGCTTTCGCTATGGGAGACAGGATGACCGGCAACGATCAGGCTATCAAGGCGGCGAATTACATGATAGCGCATATTGACTCATTCCCTATCTTCAAGAGCTCTGATGCTTATTCTAACTTCCAGACGAAAGAGAGGGAGGATGGGCCTATATTCTCGATGTTTTAACTGAATTAGCGGATTTTGGCACGCATGAAGGCGTTTTTAGCACGAAATTATGGGTGAATCGAACAAAATAGCGATAAATCTGACCATACCTGAAGGCTGGGAGACTCTGACCTATCAGGAATATATGGACGTGTGCAAGATTCTCTGCCTTGAATATGACAGAGATACGACGCTCATTCTCTGCCTGTTCAAGCTTGCGAAGCTCAAATGGCCCGGAAAGACCTATAATCCAAAGGCCATTGCCGGCCTGCTGCCTGCTATCAAAGACGGAAAGGAGCTGTTCCTGAATGCTGCCACCATCAAGTTGGCTTGCGATAAGCTGTCATTCATCTTCGATTCAGTAGGCTTGCCGCCATGCCCATTCCCTAAGATGAACAGAAGACTCTATGGAATGCCTTTCGGAAAATACTATGAGGCTGACAGCTATATCAGGCGCTACTATGCTCAGCATGATAATGCCTTTCTGAATCATGCCGCCTCCGTGCTGACTGATGGTAGGGTAAAGAAGCTCACTCCATGGCAGCGCAAGGGCCTCATCATTTGGTGGAATGGCCTCACTGATTATCTGATGGAGAGATTCCCGGATGTCTTGGTAAGCGGAGGCTCAGTCTCTGATCTCAACCAGGTCGAGATGCTTGAAGAGCTGCTACTTGCCGTGAATGAGGGGAAGCCGCAGGCTAACAAGGAAATTCTTGATTCAGACACTTATTCAGTATTGTTGACTCTGCAAAATAAATATCATAATGCTAAGCAAAGATCATCTGTGTGAGCTGCTGACTTCATCAATTGATGAGTTCAAAGGCAAAGATCAGTTTCTTGACGGTTACGGATTCGACGCTATCATCTCAATGCTCACGTCGCTCCGGACTGTGGATTTTCCGTGCGTGATTCTGGAGGGCCGGAGTACAGGTACATTGCAGCTGGTGGAAGGGCCGGTTGACTCATATTCCCAGAGCATCTGGGTAATGGAACAGCTGGGCAGAGGAGAGGATGAGACAGCCATCTATAATAAGATGTATGCGCTGATGATTAAGATCCTCAAGGTGCTCATTTCAGCCAGGAAGTCTGGAGATATTGAGCTTGCTGAATGGAACTGGCGGCGTATGACCTACATGAAGCGCTATGGCGGCCAGAATGCCAGAGGCTATGAGCTTGTAATATCGTTTGAGGATAATATCTCGCTTGCATAATGGCCGATAACGGACATAGTTCTTTCCTTACTGCACAGCGATGGGCCGAAATAGTCATTGAGCGTTGGCAGAAGAAGATAACGCAATTTGATCTCATTGACACAGGCTCATTGCTCCATTCGTTCAATGCCGCCGTGACCGCTGATGCTCAAGGGAATCCGGCGAAGGTGACTTTCACGTTCCTCTACTATGGCCGTTTCGCTGACATGGGCGCAGGCGGATTCCGTGAGAGAAAGCCCTGGTATAGCAGCGTATTCCTCAAAGAGGTCGTGAAGCTGGGCTACATGCTGGCTGCGAAGTACGGTTATGATGCGGCGCAACTTAGCGCATTCAATACTTATATATTTGTCTGAGACTTATGGCAAAGAATACAGTTTATACAGAATCCGTTATTACTCTGAATAATCAGGATGCGATGCAGCATCTTGATGAGCTGAGGGCAAAGGCCGAAGAGATCCGCACCCAGATGTCAAAGACTCCGTTCCACTCGAAGGAGTTTAACAGCCTGCAAAAGCAATTGCTAAAGATAACGGCATCGGAGAAAGACATCAACGAAGGGATGAAGCGCTTCCAGGCTACGATGAACAACCTGAACGGCGCAAGTATCAATGAGCTTCAGTCAGCGGCCAGGAAACTGAACAGCGAGCTCCGAAAGCTCTCACCCAACACAAAGGAGTTCACGGCGGCGGCGAACCAGCTGAAGAAGGTGCGAGACAGGATGAATGAGCTAAATAACCAGTCACGGACAGCGCAGAAAACGCTTGGGGGGTTCTTTACTAAAATCGGATGGGCTGGAATGATCACCGGCGCAATAGCGCTGATTAAGAAGTTCGGCTCCGATATGATCGCTCAGACTCAGTTAGTAGGCGATCAGTGGCAGGCATTCACCGGAGGAATGAAAGATGCTTATGGAGCATTCGTCGCAGACCTTTCATCCGGCAAAGGATGGAATCAGCTGGTAGCTGACATGAAAGAAAGCTATGCCAATGGAGTTAAGGTAAGGCAGATTCTTGATGAGATCTTCGAAAGAAACAATTCTCTCTCAATCGAGGAATCAGAAAAAAGTATTCAGATTGAGAAATACAAGCAGCAGATGCGTGATGTTAGCCTCACTGATCAAGAAAGAATCGACGCAGCACAAAAAGCGATTGACATTGAAAATAAGCTTGCTGATAAACGTAAAGCTATCGCTACAGATGAATTAGGAGCGGCACAGAGTCAGCTTCAGACTCGTACTCACATGACCAATGAGGAATTAGATGCTTTTATAAAAGAGTATAACAACAATCGAGATCTGATTCTGCAGGCACAAGAGTATAACTCTAAAGTTAAGGATCTCACTACTACTATCAATTCATTGAGAAAGACTCAGATGTTTGCAGGCAACGATGCATATACAATGGGCAATGCAGCCAGAGGAATAGAGAATGCGCAAAAGCAACTGAAGGAATTGCAGGAAACCACTGATCAGGGAGTGAAAAATGTTGCAGAGACGGTGGATAAATACAATCTCTCCAATGATGAGATGGTTAAGAATTATGTAGATGCCATTGTAAAGTTGAATAAGATTGATGCTGATCGTTATAGTCAGACGACTCGAATGAATACGACCTTAAGCTCTCTGCGCCAGGAGATGGCCAGAGAGCATCAGTCGGCAGCGGAAAAGGCGTATAAGGAAGAGCTTGCACAGGCCGATGAGCACACGAAGGAGATGGAGGCTCAAGCGAAAGAGGCCTATGCCAACGGCGAATATACTGAAGAAATGTATAACGCAAAGATCGCAAGCATACAGCAGGAAGGGCTCCAACAGAAGATAGCGATTTCCGAGCGTTACAAGCAGTCCACTATCGACTATCAGAACCAGATTCTGGATCTCACGGTCAAGCAGGCGGAAAAAGTGAGGAAATTCCGTGAGGACATGGAAAAGGATGTCGCCTCCATTAACGCAGAGGCGATCAAGCAGGCGAATGATGAGGTTGCGAAGCTCATGGATGAGATCGGCGATGAGACTGAGCGTGAAGCTGAGCGTCTTGCGGAATTGATGGGCAAGGCTAAGGATATCACTGACGAACTTCATCCGGTTGCGGCACTGGAGGAACAGAGGGACGCTGAGCTTGCGGAACTGGATGACCTCAATGAGCGGAAGCTGATCTCCGAAGAGGATTATCAGGCAAAGAGGAAGGAGATTATCCAGCGCTATGCTCAACAGATACGTGATACCAATCTATCCACTTTGCAAGATGGATTGAAGCAGGGTGAATCCTACCTGAAAGAACTCGACACGATGACCGGCGCTCTGCAGCAGGCAGCCACAGCCAGGCTGGATGCACAGATGCAGAAAGAGCTCACGGCGGCAGGCGATAACGAGGAAGAGAGAGAGAAGATTGAGGAGAAATACGAGAAGAAGAAGCTGAGCGTAAGAAAGAAATACGCCAATGCGGATATGGCTATATCCATCGCCAAAACCGTTGCGAATGGCGCACAGGCAATAGTGAAAACCTTTGCCGAACTGGGCTGGCCTGCAGGTATTGCCGGAGCTGCTATCATGGCAGTAACCACAGCCGCTCAGATTGCCACTATCATTGCACAGCGCAATGCGATCATGAATGCTTCAGTTTCCTCTTCTTCAACCGGTTCATCTGATACGTCTGTCGGCAATAGGGTGGCGACCGGTTACGCTCATGGCGGCTATACAAAGTCAGCTACCAATGATTATCAGGAGGTGGGAGTAGTGCATGCTAATGAGTGGGTGGCACCGGCTGCAATGGTAAGGGCCAATCCTGTAACATTCGCACGGCTTGAATCCGCTAGGGTATCAGGCAACTACTCACATTCTGGGATTAAGGGCTTTGCGGATGGAGGCGCAACAACACCTAACGGCACTGTTCCGGATGTCTCCATCTCAGGCGGCGACATGAATGCAATAAGCCGGTTCAACGAGCTGATGACTCAGATTCTGCAGCAGATGCCATTGAAGGCTTATGTCGTTTACTCTGATATCAATGCGGCGACGGAGCTGGATAATAAGATAAAATCAATCGTAGGCAAGAAATGAAATTACTCGTAGATAAAGGCGAATTGTCGCTTCCTGAAGATTTCTCATTCGAGATAGACATCAATAACGCTTTTTTCAGCGATGATGGCACATCGAGTGTTGCGGCGACCATCCCAGCCACTCCGGAAGATCTGGCGAAGCTTTCGCAGCCAGGTAGACCTGGAAGGAATGCAAGGTTCGTGAACATGTTCCCTGCCATACTCTCTAATGGGGTATATCGCAAGAAAGGCACTCTGGTGGTTAACTCGGTTTCTAAAGACGGAATATCTTGCGCAATAGCTCTCGAAGAGTCGGATTTCTATGCCAATTACAAGGATAAGAACCTGAAAGACCTTTTCTCTCAGAAGGTGCTGACCACTTACACAACACCGACCGACTGGTATGACTGGCTCTTCCAGGTCTATAAAGGTGAAGTGACTGACAGCGATTTCCGGATTATCCCTGTAGCTGTCAACTACGATGAGGATGGCGGCTCCTATCAGGTCAATAATGAGCCTGACACTTCATCAAGTGATGACATACGGCCATTGCTGCATGATGCCAGGCTGGTTACTGAGGGAGATGACACAGTGCACGTTCCGGACGGTTATGGCATTGCTCCGTTCCTGAAGCTTTATTCATTCTTTGAAACGATGTTCCAGCTGTGCGGCTACACTGTTGGGCAGGACTGTTTTAAGACTAGCGACTATCTTAAGGATATTATCCTGCTGCACAACTGCAGCGACGTAATCTGCAACGGCAAGATAGACTATTCAGACCTGGTGCCGAATAAGAAGGTCAGCGAAATTCTTGAATGGATTGAGAAAAAGTTCCATGCAGAGGCTATCTTCTATCCGGCCACAAAGACAGTTGACCTGGTGCTGCTGGAAGATATCCTCTCCGGCTCATTCGACGTGGATCTGAGCAAGAAGCTCTGCGATCAGCTGACTCTGACATATTCAAAGTCAAAGAGAGTGGTGCTAAAGTCTGATACGAAGCTTGACGGTGCGGCACCGGCTGCATCTACTCTCAAAGCGCTGATAGAGAAATACCATTACTGCAAGGATTTCGCTGTATCGGCAAAGCCTACGCTTGACAATATGGGGCTGGCATTCTATGCCGCCACTGGAGCATATTATGAGATTCAGACCCGATTCTCCGACCATCTCAGAAGGGTTTCCGGCTCTTCCAGGTCGGGCTCATCTGGGGATTCGGAGACCGTAAGCCTCTGGAAATATCTTGGATCTAACTATTTCGACTATGATCAGGATAACTCCGATGAGACAGAGGAAATCTCTCCGGCTGACCTGATGCCGCCAATGGTATTCGTCCATGGCGTGCTTATGCCGTATATCGGTGACAGAAAACACCGGAACACGACGTATAATGACAGCGCTAAGGATGAGGATCAGGATATCATCATCGTTGAGTATGCCGGATTATCCTCAAAGTCCGAATCCTCTGAGCAATCCGGCTCGACGGAGGTGGTAACGACAGGCAACAGACGTGGGGGCATCAGGCGTGTTTCCAGCGGAAACACTATCGGCGGACATTATTACTATGGTACAACGCAGAAATACGATAATCTGGGCAATCTGCGTGAGGGAAAGCTGGGCCTCACCAATGATGCGCTGATGGAGATGTTCTTCAAGCAGTACAACAAGATGCTGCTGAACAATCTCACACAGCTCTCAGGGAAGTGGGATCTGGGCGTTAAGGATCTGCTTGATTACAAGATGTATCGGCTTAAGATCTACAACGGCCAGAAGCTGCTGCCAGTCTCTATGAAATACGAGATCGGCAAACACACTGCTTGCCAGGAAGCCAAATTCTATCTGGTTAAGGACTTCGCAGACGGTATATCCGACAGCCCGGCAGTAGAATATTCGGAATCTCCGTATAAGTGGCAGGTCAACGAGAGCCAGGTTAAGGATAAGAAGGCTGAGATTCAGGCAAACTATTCAGATAAGACCATCATCGCACAGTACAACGATGATTATTCAGCCGGAAAGAAGAACTTCTTCCTTGCAGCTCCGTCGGCAGCTGGCCTGAAGTCGGCGCTGATAGAGCGGACTGTCGATTTCGGCTACTCCTACCTGACCAATCATAACCAGACATCGGAATTCAAGGTGGTTGAGACAGACACTCTCTATATCTGGCTGGAGTCCGTTTCCGTGTCCTAATTATTGATATATCCGGTTTGTATTTTTGCTTCCAACAATATGGCAACAGTATCACAGAGTCCTGATTCCATCAATTTTCTGAGGAATATGCGGAGCTTCATCATTGAGAGCACCGCAGATGTAGTGTTTAAGCTCATGAAGGGCTCGGAAACGTTGATTGAGGAATCCTATTCGCCTGATGCCAATGGGTATATAGAAATAGACGTGAGGGAAGTGGCGGCTCAGGAGCTCTATCTTGAGATACCTACATCGAATGCATTCTCTCAGAGTCATGCCGTGGGTGACTTCACAGCCTATGTTGATGGAACTCTGGTTTCCACGTTCAGGGTGATAAAAGGCGGCGTGCGTAAGCTCACTTCGGCATCGTCGTTCCTCTCATCTAACTGGCTCACGTGGCAGCCTCAGACGAAACAGGTCACATTCAACTCTCCGGAATATCTCACATGCTATTCCGGCAGCGTCACGGCTAAATTCTACCTTAAGGACGGTACGACAAAGAGCGTTTCTGTCGGCAGCGCTAGCGGCCTCACGACATTCAATGTCTCATTCAGCAGGCTGTTGAGCCTTTCCGGACTGTCGGCTGATGCCATTTACGGAGTTGTTGACCTTACGGCTGGAAGCTCATACACTCAGAGGCTCGTCTGCGTGCCGACGATGGGTGATGAGCATTACTATCTGGCAGCCAACTCACTTGGTGGCATCGACACGTTCACTTTCCACGGTGACATGCAGCAGGCACCGGATATATCCTACAAAGCCGCAGAGAAGAATGATGAGAAAATCAACCTGACAGTTGATCCGTCCAACTCATGGCAACAGAATACCGGCTATCAGGGCCTGACTTGCTCTCGCTGGCTGTGGGAGCTGCTTGCGTCTGACAGGGCATGGGTGATCATGAACGGCTATGCTGAGCGGATAACCATCGACAACTCATCTGTCAATCTTTCAGATAGGGATAACCTGACTGCCTGCACGTTTAAGTTTTCGCTGGCCAAAGACGGTGACTTGCTGAGAATTCCACGGAGTACAGTCCAGAACGTTTCTCTTGAGGTTCCGTCTCCTAGCGGAGAGATTTTTTTTTTGAAAGCCAAGCTTAGCGACTTTTCTGATGCTGAGCTCTCCGACGATATCCTATTCCTGGTACAGTCTCCATATACCAATGAATGGAGAAAGGTATCTCTGGCATCTCTGGGTATATGGAATAAAGAGACTCTCACATGGATTGACGCTCACACGCATGAGAATAAGGCCGTGCTGGATAAGCTTGGCGACTCGAATGGCAATCTGACTTATGACGGCAAGGAGATCCAGACGAAGGAAGGAGCCAGCAACAGCTATCTCAGGAAAGACGTTGACGATGTAGCCCAAGGAATCATCACCTTCAAGAAAGGCGTGAGATTCGGCGATTACGTCGGCGGCCTGACCGGTAAGGGCGGCTATATCGACGGCTATGGCGCAGCGGAACTGGATCAGCTGACTCTAAGGCATTTCCTGGAGGTGCCGGAGCTGAGATATAACCGTGTTTCAGTGCTGATAGGGAACCGTTGGAACGCTCCAGGAGGCGGCGTGATAGAGAGCGTTACCATTGACACAGATGCGGCCGGAGATCGGCTGCTGACAGGCGTTATAACGCTTCATCTGGAAGATGGAGAGATCGGGACAGTAGCTGAGGATGATATCTGCGAGGGCATTTTCCACGATGGGATGACTCTCGACAATAACTCAGCAGATGACTTCGATGACAGCAAGGGCAACTTCAGATTCTCAGGCTTCTTCACTGCCTATTTCAGAGTAACTGAAATTCTTGACGAAAAGTGTTCTAAATTCCGGTATGAGCTGAGGGCTCAGTCTGACAGCTGGAAGCACAGCTTCCATCCGTGCGAGGCGATGACCTTTGTAGCCTATGGTAACTTCACGAATACTGATAGGCAGGTAAGCCGGTATTCCACCAGGACTTACGAGAGATTTTTGAAAGGCGTGAACGATTGGGAGTTTACTCGCTCCATGATCGCAGCTCAGTTCGGAGATCTCTCCAACCTTTCGACCTATGGCCTTAACATGACAGGCTATAGCGCATATCTCCATAATATATACATGTCAGGCACTATCCAGCAATTTGATGAGGCTGATTTGAGACTGGAGATAGATCATGACAATGACAATTTCCTGGCATACGGAGAGACTATTCATCTCAAGTGCAGTGTATGGAAAGGCTATTATGAGGATGTAACAAGCCAGGTAAAATCATGGAGCATCAAGCGAGACTCAGGCGATGCGACCGATGATGCCGCATGGCTGCTTAAGGATAAAGTGAAGAATTTCGCCGGAGAAATCGACATCGCTTTCACGGCAGATGAGAATGATCTTGGGAACCGGTCATCGACTGTCAGCACTCTATTCACAGTGACTGCTAATCTCCAGGATTCATCAGTAGAAACGAATATAATCATATAACGCTATGAAGAAGATTTTGACATATCTGAAGAAGGCCTATGAATGGGCCGCTGCCATTCTGAAAAACAGGATGGGGGATTTCTGCCTTACGCTGCTATACACAGGGCTCCTTGCCCTGATAAGGCCGATAGCGTCTTTCGTAGTATTGTTCAGCGTTATTTACGCAATCCTGGCCAGATTCGGCGACATTGATAGGGATAGTATCTGGGCGGCCGTTTTCGGTGGCTTCACAATGCAGGTGCTGATCTGGCTTTATCTGATTATCTGGTAAGATGGCTGAGTCTGGAAGAATACGCATACGCAGGGATTTCGCTCCACTGAGCGTGTCAGTGTCGCTGGCTTGCGCTACTGACTACAGCCCTGTTACTCAGGCTTACGATCCGGCACAGGGAACGTATGAGCCTGACCGGAGCATCACTCCGACCTTGCTCCGGCCGACCGTCTCAGCGAATGCCGCCGACGGCAGCTGGACGGACTACACTGCCAACTCCCATCTTGCGGATATGCAATGGCTGGTGAATGGCGTGGATATCTCCACTCTTACAGACTGGACGGATAAGTATGAGATTGAGACTGTCGGAGTCACCAGAGGGAGCCTGCTTATCAAGCGCAATCTCGCTCCAGCTGAGCGTCTGTCGCTCCAGTTCAAGGCGAACCTGGTTGATAACCGGCTTGGCGTTACCATCCCTATCCTGACAGATCCGATTATCCTCTCTGTCGTTGATAAGGCAGATGCATCTTACAGCGTCTCCTTGGACTGCGAGAAAACAATCCGCTACAATCCGTTCAACGATAAGCTGTTTTTGTATGAATATAAGGTGGCTCATGGACTCCAGGAGGCTTCAACGGCGGCCTATAACGCTGCATTGGCCGATTCGGGAAGCTATCTGCGGACAATATCAGCAAGACTGTACAAAGGCGGTACTCTGATGCAGGCTTCTGGATTTACCATGAAAATCTATAAGGTCGAAAATGAGAGCACCTTCACGGAGCTTGATATGTCAGCTGCCAGCGGCACTGACAGCTGGGCCTATACGCTTGATCTCCGTATGCTGGAGAAAGCCAACTATATGATCAAGGCATTTGTCGATGATACAGAGGTCGGGCGCATACAGTTTTCGATTGCGAGGGATAAGCAGGCCTTCACTTGCAGGCCTACCAATGAGACTGACATCCTTCCATCTCAGCATGAGAGGTATGATGTAGTGCAGGTGGATTCATCCGGAAAAATCGTCGAGTGTCCGGAATCGATCCTGAAAATCCTCTGGTACACCGACTCGGCGACCGTGAAGGAGATGCAGCACAACGAGGGCCGTGCGGCTCTCATTAATCTCGATGCCGCCGGTGTGGGGCAGAACTACTCCGATGACTGGCTGGATGTTTACGTCTCGGCGGTGCCTAAAGATGTGTTTGCGCTGGCAGCCGATAAGGACGGTGAGATATTCACCGATAGAAATGGGGAGAATTTTATAATCAATTGATATGAGATACGTTGTAACCGATAAAAAAAGTGCCCTGAGACGTGGAATCAAGCTGATCGGGCACATATTCGTAGGCGATCAGGTCTTGCTCAATGAGCGAGAGGTGCTTGCCTGCCATACGCTCTCCAGACAGAGATCTCTGGAGACTAAGGTAAAGAAGCTTCCAGGAAGAATCCTCTCTGACTGGGAGGCTAAGGATTTCATTAAAAACTCTAAGATATGAGCAGATATTCAGCACAGGGCAGTATTACTATCAAAAGAATGCGCAACGGAGACACAATCTCCCTAGTATTCGCACTTAATGGGAAGCCCTTATTCCAGACGATAGACAATCAGACTGGTGTGGCGAAGCCTTCATTCTCGGTGGCTGCCAATCAGCCGATCATCACTCCACAAGCGGCGAGCTCCAGAGGGAATGCCGTGACGCTCTCAGGCTTCCATTGGTCATATAACGGCAGCGAGCTGTCATTCACAGGCTCAGAAGATTCTGCAGGCTATAAGGCCGACTCGACTGGCAAGTTCGCCATGAATGCCGACACCGGAGCACTGAAGATTATCGGCGATCTGGCTTCCAAAACCAACACGGCCAATGACACTCTTCTTTTCAGCTGCACGGCTACTGTGGCAGGCATTGAGTATAGTCTTACAAAGAGCGTAGACTTCCAGATCCAGAGCGCAGGCGCATCAAGCTACTATGGATTCATTAACGCATCATCGATGATGCTTAACGGCGATGTCAGCAGCGTCACTCTTGACACTGAGCTCTGGCTGTCAGCGGCTGAGGTTTCCATCTATTCCGTAAGGTGGTACAAGGGAGGTACGGAGATGACTGCCAACCGTGGTCAGAAGAGCATAACTGTTGGGCGTGATGACATCAATGCCAGCCAGCTCTTCATCGCAGAGTTCTATCTGAATGCAGATGATACGGATTATGTGTTCAGGGCAGGAATCTCCATCATAGATATGCTTGATGAGATAAATGTTGTGCCATACATAAGCTCCACGAATAAGCTGGTTGACACCGACAATCCGGTGACTGTCGCTGCACGTATCATCAAGGCATCGGATGGCTCTGTTCTAACTCCTTCCTCTCCATCATATTCATGGCAGATAATGGATGGAGACACCTGGCAGGTGCTGGGCAGCGGCACAGATCCGACCATCACCGTGAGCACTGATCATACTGACAATGCTGACGGTACTCAGCACGATGTGGAGGTGCTTGTACAGGTCTCTTTTGATTCGCTAACATAATATTATTGATATATGAGCAAAAATTTAGGTAATGTAGATTCGGTGACTACCATATTGGGCACCGATTCAATCCTGGTGGAGATCGGCGGATCTATACGCAGGATTACTGTGGATGAGCTGCAGGCAGCTCTCAATCAAGGGCAAAAGGCTTTACTCCAGCAGGTGGCATGGGGTGTGCCTCTGGAGAAATCATCGTCTCCGGCATGGGGCGTAGTAGGGAACACTGTTCTGAGGGATGAGTATTTGTCGCATGTAGGCAGGATCTTCCTGACCAACGACGGAAAGGCGGCTAAGCTTTCAGCGACGGATAGTTCAGTGTTCGCAGACGGTACGGCTCTCGATGAGACTCAGGGCCATGTGATGTTCTATGCTCCACGGCTCTACTATCTCGTTCAGACCGATGAGATTTCCGGCCTGACCTGTCTTTGGATGAGCCAGATTCCAATCGGCGGCCATTATATCGAAGAAAGCTGTTTCGGCGCTTATATGGGCTATATGAATGGCGCAGCGCTGACTTCCAGGAGTGGAGTTAATGTTACGGCATCCAAGGCTATCACCCAGTTCTGGAATGCGGCGCAGGTCAATGGGAAAAATTTCGGCCTTATCAACTACGATCATCAGAGATTGATGATCATGCTGAATTTGTCGAAATTTGGTAATCCTAACTGCCAGACAAATGTCGGTTATGGAACAGGTGGCAGCGGCTATGGAACAAACGTTTTCACTCAGGCTTCCGCTCTTCTGACTGGGGCAACAAAGTCATTAGGCGATTCCTGTGGGAAAATAGATATCACTTTGACGAATTCTGATAATGTTTCAACCACGGATGCCAGCAGAGTAAACTTCTTCGGCATTGAAGATCCATGGTGCTGGTATTGGTGCATGGTGCAAGGTTTATATTTCGGATCGTCAGCTAATGAGGGGCAAACAGGCAGCGAGGTGTTTATCTATGAGGGTAACAGATTGCCGACTTCAAGTGAGCTTACGACACACCCGAATGGCACTTATAGGCAAATAGTGAGGCAAACAAGCAGTGTGTATCCTAAAACTCTGGTTTTGGGAGAATATTTTGACATATTCGCTAAGACTGGCGGTGCTAATTTTTCATCGTATTGGTGCGATTATAATTATAATAGCGCTACTGGGCAGCTTCCGCTGTGGGGTGGGTTTGCGAATCGCGGCTCGTTGGCCGGTCTCGGTTATGCGGATACGTTTAACGCCTGGTCGGCTGCGCATGCGTCTATCGGCTCTCGCCTTGCCTATTATGGTAGGCTGCAATGGATGTCAGGATCTAACCTGATCGCAAGCCTGTGATTTTCTGTCCTATGATTCCGGGCCTTGTAAGGATATATTTGTTAAAGAAATCCGGATGTCATTTCGGCATCCGGTAGGTAGAAGGGAATGAGAGCTTGGTCTTCCGCTGTGGGGTGGGAATGCGAATAACGGCTCGTTAGCCGGTCTCGGTTATGCGAATACGAATAACGCCTGGTCGAATGCGAATGCGAATATCGGCTCTCGCCATACAAGAATATGAGAAACGGATTCCCTGCACCTTGACCCTGCATCAAGTAATGCAGCGTAACGGCTATTATGGCCGTGATGTCAGAAAACATATTGCGGAAAGGCTCTCTTAGAGAGCAAGCAGTGCTAGTAGGTTGATTCTCGAAAACTCTGGGCATCACGATCTTGCAAGTTCGTGCTAATATAGTCTGAAAAGACAGTGATTGTATGGTAAAACGAAGAGGTTATCTGCTTGAAAAGATTGCAGACATGGATAATTTGAGACTGGCTGACAAAAAGGCTCAGGCTGGGAAAGTTGAGAAAAACAGGCATATAAGAAGGCATAATCTTCATGCTGAAGAAGATCTTCTTGCTTTGCGTGAAATGATTCTCAATCTTAACTTCCCAGACCCTGACTATAAGTGCCTTATGATCTCAGACCGTCATGGTAAGGTGAGGGAGATCAGAACTCAGAAGTATTATCCGTGGCGAATCTTGCATCATGCTATTATGAACGTGATTGGGCAGGATATTTATCACAGACTCATATCCGATTCTTTCGCATGCGTGCCGGGGAAAGGCTTGCATTATGGAGTGAGGCGGTTGAAGATGATGCTGAGGCGCTATCCGGAATATAAATGGTTCTGGAAGGCCGACTGCAAGAAATATTATCAGAGCATTCAGCATGAAAAGCTTTTGGAGATATTGAGGAGAAAGTTCAAAGATGAGAAGTTCATACGGCTCATCGAGATTGCGATTTTGAATTATGATTCAGAAGATGAGGTACAAGAGGCTTTAGATGATGAAATGCAGAAGAGGGCTGCCTATTGGGGCATACACAAGCCAGCCACTGGCTAATTATTCCGTGAGCGACATTGACCATCGCATGAAGGAGGAATTCCGGTGCAAGTGCTATCTGAGATATTGCGATGATGTTGTGGGATTGGCCAGGACGAAACACGAGGCGTGGCAGATGCTGGATGAATATGTTAGGCTCAATGATGAGGCAGGCCTGGTGGTTAAAGGAAATGTGATTGTAGCGCCTATAGGTGAGTTTGTGAATGGAAGTAAAAGGAAACATAGGAAAAGGCAGCGTAGCCATAAAAGGAAGAAGCATTGATTATCTTGGCTATGTGTTCGCCACGAATGGAGTCCGGCTAAGAAAGAGCATAAAGCAGGAATTCGCCAGGACATCGCACAGGATTCAGAATCCTAAGAGACGGAGGCAGGTATTGGCAAGCTACTGGGGTTGGTGCAAGTGGGGTAACTGTAAAAATTTATGGAGAGTAATTACGAATAATGATATGAGTTTCGCTTCAAAAGGAATACATCAGGATCAATTCACGAAGGATGGCAAGAAGTTCTTCGATGTGAAGAGCACGAGGATAACGGACATTCTCAATGTGCCTATTACTGTTCTGGACTTCGAGGCTGGAATCAAGACTAAGGAAGGCGATGGAAGATATTGCGTGCTTTTCGAGGATGCTAATCATCAGAAAAGCAAGTTCATCACAAATGCCTTCAACCTGAAGAACGTTCTTGATAAGGCAAGAGCTGCTGAGCAGAAAGGCACGAAGATATTTCCGGTCGATGGAGTGGTAATCAGGCGCAGGCCATTGGGTGATGGCAAAAGCGCATATTATTTTGACGAATAGAACCATAGAATATGAAATCAAATTACGCAATCAAGACGCTGCCAGAGAGTGGCGTGCTGGTTATCCTAGAGGGTAACATAACCAGACTTTTCTTCGATTTCAGCGAAGAGGAACAGACCATGGAAAATGATCCGGAGACATATCACGACTGCGAGAATGTCGATGCCACAGGCAGGGAATATGGCCAGCTTATTGCCGCCATAGTGAACGACAGATATTCTCAGGATGATGTTCAGGCTCTGATCTCCAACTATGAGAGCGCCAAAGACACGGAGAGCGACATCACTGATGCAAAACGCACTGAATATATCTCCGAATATCAGAGCTTCCAGGCATGGAGGGCCCATGCTAAGGAGATAGCGAAGAAAGCAGTAACGGAGATTTCAAAGCTTACGAAATGATAACGGCATCAGGGCATATCTGTATTCGGCGCAGGCCAAAGGACGGTCATGATGGCTCCAGCATTGAGGGCCAGATCATACGTATCACCGAATGGCAGGCAGGCACGGAGTATCATAACGACAGCAAAGATGTCGCCAGTCCACGGTTCCTGGATGTGGTAACAGTAACCACCGGCCTCAATACCTTCACGGCCTGGCAATGCGTGATCACTCACACTTCGAGTGCGGATAATCAGCCACAGGAGGGATCGAGTTACTGGACTCCTTACAATATGATGAATCCCATCTATACATCGATGATCATTGCCGCCAATGCCGTGCTGCGGTTTGCTCAGACCAATCAGCTGCTGGTAATGAAAAGCGATGGCACGACGATAAATGTGGGGCTGGGAGGCGGCGACTATCCTATCTGGGTAGGCGCAGTTAATCCGACTGATGCCAAATTCCATGTGGATGCGGATGGCCGTGTATATGCTGAGGATGGCACGTTCAAGGGCCAGATTTCCGCATCATCCGGACTGATAGGAGGTTTCTTTATCAAAGAGGATAGCGATGGGCACTACCATCTCTATTCGACGCATGGCACGCTTAACGGTGAAGAAAGCGATGACTATACGAATGCTGACTTCGTTCCTGCCATCGATCTTGACGGATCTACAGGCACAATAAAGGTAGGGGATAATGCCACAATTGACCAGGATGGAACGCTCCGAGCTAAGTCTGCGATACTTCAAGGAGCAACTCTTTCCTCAACTGTCAATATCAACGGCACCTCTTATACTTACAACTTATATGCAGACTCCGAGGGCCGTTTCCATATCACAGGTGATTTGAAGATGCTGGCATCCCACGTTGAGATGGAGAATGGGACTCCCATCATGTATCCTGTGAGATATTATGCCAGCGACATCTGGTGTACTACACAATTTGGGCATAGAGGCCGTAACTGCATGGAGGTGCGTGCACGCCTCGCTTATTTTAAAACTAGAGGTCAAATAACGACATATTCTGGTGTGCAGTATACGATGCAGAACCTGTCAGGCGTGAGCGATACGATTAAAGTTATCCCTCTCTATAGCACTGCAAGTGATGATAGCAAATATTTTCCAGTGGATGTTATTCTTTTCGCCGGAAATCTTAGCAGCGTCGATTATGTGTTAGCTACAACTGGGATTCAGATAGGCAAGAAGGTCACTGTCGTTAACACAAATGACAGCAACTCAACGCATCTGTATATCAATGGTACGAGAAAAGAGATTGCCGGAGGTGAAGTATGGGAGCTGATATATGTCGGCACGAATTACCTGACCCCAACAGTGGGCTCTTCGACTATCGGAGGCGGCTGGCTAGTTGTTTCAACTTATGATAATACGTGGCATTAGTAGTATAATTATATTAATCAAGCTGAATGATGAAAGAGATAATTAAGGGCGCTGTTAAGGGGAACTATGTGTTACTTGCCCTAACTATTATAGCAATGGGGCTTATTATAACAAGTTTCTTCATGCCGCCTGCAGGTGCAATTGATAGGTCAGTAGTTACTGCCGTAGGGGAAGTGTTTGCATTTTCGGCTCTATGGGCATTCGTGGCTGCGGTAAGAGAAGGTGTCAATGCAAAAGTTACTCATAATGGGACAACGCTTTCAGTCAGTAAGGATGATGAAGGATATAAAGAGGATGGGGAGTATGGCGAGGATGAAAGATATGGGGGATATGGGAGGTATGGAATAAATGAAGAATATGATAAGTTTGATGGAAATGACGAAGAGAAAGAAGATCGACAATGACGATTCCCAAGATACTAAGAAAAGCTAGCATATTATGCGTGATGGTGCTGATATCGGCCGGATGCTCCCATCGGATCTATCCGGAAAAGAGCGTCACTGATTCTGTATCTGTTGTTGTGAAAGATTCGGTGATATATCGTGACAGCATAATCTATGTTCAGGTTCCGACCGGCATTGCCTCAGAGCTTGTACCAAAAGACAGCACAAGCCACCTGGAAACTCAGGTAGCTGAGTCTGATGCCTGGATAGACAATGGCCAGCTCCATCATACGCTCCAGAATAAGGATGTTATGCTGCCAGCACCGATAGTCATTCCGAAATACATCCATTCCGAAGCCTCCAAACAGAAATCTGATATAGTCAGAGTCCAAAGGATTTATCAGGAAAAGCAGCTGTCTGCCTGGCAGTCATTCCGGATGCAGCTGGGAACCATCGCTCTTGTTTTGATGGCTATTTATGCGGCATTCATTGCAATCAAGAAATTCATCCTGAAATGAAGCTTGATGACCTGATGAAGCAGCTCTCTCCATCACCGGCAGAGACTCACGTAAATGGCAGGCGGTCGGTCAAATGCTTCTCGCTCACAACGAAATATCTTTATAGAAGGGCTTTCTCTGAAACTCAGCTGATGGATTCTCTGAATGATATTAGCGGATTCCAGAAAGGATATGCCTATCACTTCATAACGGCCGGAGATGTCGATGCAATGTCATATCTTCGGCTCATCATGCGTTATTGCGGAAAGATCCGGCACCTTCTTGTTTCCACTTGAGTGATGGCAGAGGAAGATGTAAGGCAGTTTCAAGAATGGCTGGAATCAGGCAGAATAGCGAAAGCTGATTTCTATGTCGGTGAAATCTTTCCAGGTTCCTATATCGTTGAATACAGCCACCTGAAGGAATTCGCCCCTAAGTATGGCCGGATTGCCGTATTTCGGAATCATTCAAAGATTATTGCCGGTGAAGCTGAGAATTTCTCATTCGTCTGTGAGATGTCGGCCAATATCAACACAAATCCACGAACTGAGCAAGGCGTTATCACCATCGATGAAGGTCTGTATCGCTTCTATAATGAATATTTTGACGGCGTAGTTTCCTTTGAACAAGAAGCTGCTACTGATTCCGATTCAGCACGTCGGCCGACTTGATTTCTCCGTCTGCTTGGGCGGTTCTGCCAATATACAGAGAGGTAATTGCCACGCTGGAGTGATCTGCCTGTTTCTGCACGATATTGATTGGCACCCCTTTATTCAGCATATTCGTTATTCCTGTATCCTTCAGGCTGTAAAATTGCACATCCATAGGCAGTTGGCATTCCGCTCTCACTCTGCGATCCCAGAATCTCGCAATTTTCCGGCTGTTCATTTGCTTCGGTGCCGGATGGAAATTATGGTTCTGAATATTCTCTCCGAAAAGGAACCAGTCAGGGTGCGAATAGTCCAGGCTCTGCATCAGCGGCATTATCTCATCAGGAATCGTTCTGAATGATTCATTGTCATTCTTGGCGATTTTCGCATTCACATGGATCGTCTGTTGCCGCAAGCTGATATCCCTACATTTGAGCATAACAAGTTCTTTCGGCCTCAGAAAACAGCAATAGCAAAGCATGGCCATTGCCAGGAATTCCGGATTATCCTTGCTTAGAAAATTGACTATCCGGATGAGTTCCTGATCGCTGACCACTCTCCGGATCTTCTTTGTCAGGCGCTTTGGCTTCTTCTTCAGATTGCTGAAAGGATTGGCCGCTATATATCCTTTATCCATCATCCAGGCAAAGAGACTCCGATAGAATGTTACATAGTTATTGTATGTTCTAGGAGATTTCGTTTGCTCGATCTCATCCAGGAATGATAACGCCACTCTGTCAGTGAATGAGACTGCGAGCATATCTTCTTTATATCCATTCGCAAGCAGCCATTGCTTTATGATCTTCACGTAAGAATGATAGCTGCGAAGAGAATTGCCTTCCAGCTCTCTGTCTTTGACAGTGAGGAAAGAATCGAGCGCTCTGAATAGTTTTGAATATGCTTTCGGAGCTTTGCTCTCTATCATCGGATTCCATCCCAGAGCGAGCTTTTCTTCCAGGTCAGCGGAAATGTTCCTGGCAGCTGCCAGCTTTTCCTTCACGGAATGATACCTATCCAACTTTACTCGTAATCTTTTGAGCTTCCCGGTTTCCGGATTCTGTACGTAATATGAGATATACCAGACTTTGCCCTTGGTGAGCCGTGGTGGTATATATTGCACGTAAGCTTTTGGTTGAGAAAAACACATTTTTTTTTCTTTGGCCAGCTCCACGAGGGTGCTGTACAAAGAAAAATGCTGTCCCGATGCTGTCCCGTTTTTTTCGGAACAACTCTCTAACTCGCTCAT